ATAGATGAACCAAGATCATTTAGGCGCAAAGGCGCTTACTACTAAGGATAAGTCATGGAAAAAGGTCTGTACGCCGCCCCTCTTGGAATAGACGATCAAGACGAAGCCGCACTCGAAATAGATATTGTTAACCCTGAGATGGTCACTCTATCTGATGGCAGCGTAGAAATTACGCTCATTCCAGAAAAAGAACTAGAAGAAGACAGCGAGTTTAACGAAAACATTGCAGAGATTCTCGATGACGGCGAACTTCAATCACTTGCCTCTGAGTTACTTGAGCTTGTCGATGCAGACGTGAACAGTCGTAAAGACTGGGCTGATACTTATGTCAAGGGCTTAGATGTCTTAGGCTTTAAGTACGAAGAGCGCACAGAACCTTGGCAAGATGCTTGCGGGGTTTACTCTACAGTATTAGCAGAAGCCGCAATAAGATTCCAAGCCGAAGCAATGTCCGAGACTTTCCCGGCTGCCGGTCCTGTAAGAACGCAGATTATCGGCAAGATCACAAAAGAGAAAGAAGACGCAGCCAAGCGTGTCCAAAATGACATGAACTATGAGCTGACTGATGTCATGGTGGAATACCGCCCTGAGCATGAGCGTGCGTTGTATTCACTTGGGTTGGCTGGCTCAGCGTTTAAGAAAGTTTATTTTGACCCAAGCTTAAACCGTCAAGTCTCGATCTACATTCCCGCCGAGGACGTGATTGTGCCTTATGGCGCGTCCCATATTGAGAGTGCTGAGCGCGTGACACACATCATGCGCAAGACTAAGAACGAAGTCAAGAAACTTCAAGCTAGTGGTTTTTACTGCGATGTAGACTTAGGCGAGCCAGAGACGTTCCATACAGATATCGAAAAGCGTAAAGCAGAAGAGGGCGGCTACACACTGTCTGATGATGAACGCTATGCGCTGTGTGAGATACACATCGACTACAACATTCCCGGAGTAGACGATGAAGATGATCTTGCTAAACCTTATGTTATTACGATTGAACGCAGCACTTCTACCGTATTGGCTATTCGCCGTAATTGGAATCCAGATGATGAGTTAAGACTTAAGCGTCAGCACTTTGTGCATTATGTATATGTCCCCGGCTTTGGCTTTTACGGTATGGGGTTGATCCACATTATTGGAGGATACGCCCGTGCAGGTACTTCTATTATTCGTCAGCTTGTTGATGCTGGCACTCTTGCTAATCTTCCCGGTGGTCTTAAGTCTCGCGGTCTGCGGGTAAAGGGTGACGACACACCTATCGCCCCCGGCGAATTCCGTGATGTAGATGTACCTAGCGGAAGCATTAAAGACAATATCCTAATGATGCCGTACAAGGAGCCAAGCCAAACGCTTCTAACCTTGTTACAACGCATCACCGACGAAGGCCGTCGTCTAGGCGCAATCAGTGATATGAACATTTCTGACATGAGCGCAAACGCCCCTGTTGGAACAACTCTTGCCTTACTTGAGCGCACCCTCAAACCTATGGCAGCAGTGCAGTCTCGTGTTCATTACGCAATGAAGCAAGAGTTTAAATTACTCAAAGCTATCATGGCAGACTATGCGCCAGAAGAGTATGAGTATCAGCCAGACGAAGGCGAGCCACGCGCTAAGAAGTCAGATTATGCGATGGTTGATGTCATCCCTGTTAGTGATCCTAACAGCAGCACAATGGCGCAACGAGTCGTTCAGTACCAAGCCGTATTACAGATGGCGCAACAAGCTCCACAGATTTATGACTTGCCACAGTTGCACCGTCAGATGATTGAGGTTCTAGGTATTAAGAATGCCGACAAACTTGTGCCGACGACTGATGACCAAAAGCCAAAAGATCCCGTATCGGAGAACATGGCGATACTTGTTGGCAAGCCTGTTAAAGCGTTTATTTATCAGGATCAAGACGCTCACCTCATGGCGCACCAATCATTTATGCAAGACCCAATGATTGCACAGACAATGGGACAAAACCCAATGGCTCAACAGATGATGGCTTCTCTCCAAGCCCACATTGCAGAACACTTGGCGTTTAAGTATCGCAAGCAGATTGAAGAAAGACTTGGTGTCACATTACCCGCTCCTAACGAAGAGCTGCCAGAAGAGATTGAAGTTCAGTTGGCTAGACTGGTTGCCGATGCTGGACAACAACTCACGCAGATTCATCAACAGGAAGCAGCGCAACAGCAAGCTCAACAACAACAGCAAGATCCGTTGTTCCAGTTGCAGCAAGCAGAAGTTCAAATCAAACAGTCCGACGTGCAGCGTAAGGCCGAGAAAGATAAGGCAGATGTCGCACTTGCCGCCGCTAAGCTTGAGCTTGAGAAACAGAAACTAGGTGTTTCTGCTGAGAATGAAGCAAACCGCCTTGCACTGCAAGGTAAGCAAGCAACAAACAAGAACAAAATGGATTTCTTAAAGACTTACATGAGTTCTAACAAAAAGGGTGAATAAATATGGTAACCACCGTCTTTGACGTGCTGAATAAAAAGTTAAACGAGCATAAAAGCTCTGCTACCGAGTTTCTTGCTGATGGGGGTTGTAAAGACTTTGCCCATTACAGGAATCTGTGCGGCGTGATCCAAGGTCTAAGCCTCGCGCAGCGTGAAATCATTGACCTAGCGCGTAATTTTTTGGAAGATGAAGATGACTGAACAAGTCGAAGTAACCGAAGCAGAAATGGAACAACAGTTACCTAAGCCTGTTGGCTACCGTTTGCTTATCGCATTACCTACGATTGAAAAAGAGTTTGACTCAGGCATTCTCAAGGCAGATCGTACTCTGAACGAAGAGCGAATCATGACTACTGTTGGGCTGGTATTAGATATGGGTGCAGAAGCCTATAGCGATAAAGACCGGTTTCCACATGGCCCGTGGTGCGAAATTGGTGATTATGTAGTGATCCGCCCTCACACTGGCACAAGACTTCACGTTAATGGTCAGGAATTACGTTTGATAAACGATGACAGCATTGAAGCTGTTGTTGCCGATCCGCGTGGTGTTTCGCGTGCTATTTAAAGGATAAATTATGGCTATGGAACCAGTCGAGTTTGGGTTTGAAGACCTAGATAAGCAAGATTTTAAGGTTGAAGTCGAGGGACGTGCCTCTGAAAAAGAGGTAGAAGTTGATGTCCCAGAAGACAAAAAACCAGAGGTTGAGATCGAAATTGTGGATGACACCCCACCACAGGATCGCAACCGCAAACCATCTGACCCTCCGGAAGACCCAACGGATGAAGAGTTAGAGGGATACTCCGAAAAAGTGCGTAAACGCATGAGCCACTTAACCAAGGGCTATCATGACGAACGTCGCGCAAAAGAGACAGCTTTCCGCGAGAAAGAAGAGGCTATTCGATTCGCCCAGCAGATCCTTGAGGAGAACAAAAATCTAAAAGGTACGGTTGGAAAGAACCAAGAAGTCCTTCTTGAGCAGGCTAAACGCGCTACTGCTACAGAGGTAGAGCAAGCCAAGGCTAAATACAAAATCGCCTACGAATCGGGTGATTCTGATGCCGTTGTTGCAGCGCAAGATGAATTGACTGCGGCTAAAATCAAAGCTGATCGTGTAAATAATTTTCGCTTACCCGCTGTACAAACACCAGAAGTTGAAGTAAAACAGCAACAAACCGCCCCAAGTCCGCAAGTTGACGAGAAAGCTGTGAATTGGCAGAAACAAAATTCATGGTTTGGCTCGGATGACGAGATGACGAGCTTTGCTCTGGGGTTGCACCAGAAATTAGTAAAACAGGGCTTAGACCCTCGCTCAGATGAATACTACGAGAAAATCAATTCTCGCATGCGACAAGTTTTTCCCGACGAGTTTGACGACGCCGAGGAAGTTGAGGTTGAAAAACCAAGACAGAAATCTAACGTAGTCGCTCCCGCAACGCGCAGCACCGCGCCAAAAAAGATTGTGCTGACCCCATCTTCGGTAGCTCTGGCTAAACGGCTTGGAGTTCCGCTTGAAGAATACGCCAAACAGGTTGCTTTAGGACAAAGGAAATAATCATGGCTCAAAATCGTACACCTCAAGATCTACAAACTCGTGAAACTGAATCCCGCCCTCAAGCATGGCTGGATCCCGAAACCTTGCCAAGCCCTAAACCGCAGGCAGGATGGAGATTTCATTGGGTGCGTATCGCGACACGCGGCGAAGCTGATGCTACGAACTTTTCCACACAAATTCGTTCTGGCTGGGAACCTTGCAAGGCAGCAGACCATCCCGAAATCCAGATTCTGATTGTCGAAAACGGTCAGTTTAAGGACAACATCGTGATTGGTGGGCTGATGTTATGCAAACAACCGGCAGAACGTGTCAAGGCTCGTGACGATTCCATTCAACAAAAGAGTGAAAATCAGATGCGGGCTGTAGATAATAACTTTATGAAAGAAAATAATCCCACAATGCCGCTCTTTAGTGAGCGTAAATCAAGGGTTACTTTCGGATCCGGTAATCAAACTTAGGAGTCTTAAATGGCTTATCCAACTGTAAGCGCCCCTTACGGGCTAAAGCCGATCAACTTGATCGGTGGGCAGGTGTTCTCCGGAGCAACCCGCCTAATGGAAATTGCTAGTGGCTATGCTACTAACATTTTCTACGGTGATCTCGTCAAGCGTATCTCTGATGGCACAATCGAAAAGGACACCGGCACGACTACGGCTACTCCTGTCGGCGTGTTTCTTGGTGTAAGTTTCACCAACGCATCAACAGGTCAGATCCAACAACAGCAATATTATCCTGCTAGCACAGCTATCAAGTCTGGCACGAAGATTTTT